CACCAGAGATAAGAGCAAGAATGCTGGCAATCAAAGCATCTGGCGAAAGCGCAAATCAATCAATCATCACGAAGGGAAATCTATGATCAACGCATTTTTAAATCAAAAGGGTATCAAACTTGCCTACTGCGATTACATCGCATCAATTATTAAAAAAGAATTATTGCCAAACGATCATGCAAAGTTGCTTGATGAAGTTGGAAAGATTCAATTTAATTTTGGACCCGAGGGCGAGTTTGATACGACAAAGACAATAGATGTATTAGACATGCAAGGCAAGATGTATCGCATAACTATCCAAGAGTTATGAAATGCCCGTTATGCAACGCGCCAACGGATGTTAAACAGACGTTGAATAGAGATGGTGAATACGTTAGACGCAGAATGTGTTTTAACCGCCATACGTTTAGCACAAAGGAAGTGCCAATAAACGAACCAAAACCAAAACGTAATTATCGAGATCAATAAAAGGAGTAAACATGACAGAGCATGACATTAGCCCATTTAAGGCATTGGACTTTATACGAGACAACGCGCAAGCGTATGCGCAAGCAAAGGCAAACGTTGTCTACATGACAGAGTATCGCAAGACTATCAAAGCAACATTAATGGCAAGTTGCTCTGAGAAAACAGAGTCGGCAAAAGAAACGTATGCGTATTCACATGATGATTACAAACATCATTTGCGTGCGTTGCAAATAGCCGTAGAGCAAGCAGAAAAAATGCGTTGGCTAATGATTGCCGCAGAAGCCAAGATCGAGGTCTGGCGGTCGCTTGAATCATCTGCACGTGCTGAAGGGAGATCGACACAATGACACAAGATGAAATCATTGAACTGGCTTTAAAGGTTGATTTGATGGGGCATGAATTGGCATATTCCGATTGGTATAAAAATAGGCTTAAAGCCTTTGGCAAACTGGTAGCAGAGAAAGAGCGTGAGCAATGCGCCTTGTTATGCGAAAAAATGAAATACACAGGATTTGGATATGAGCCAGAAGCACCTCGGCTTGCAAAGAAAATCCGAGCAAGGAGTAACCAATGACCCCACTAATTAAAGAAATGATTAAATTAGTATCTGTTGCAAATTTAGACCCAACGCAAATGCAATGGTTTGATGTAACAAATATATTTAATAAAAAAATTGATTGGAATCCAAAAAAACATTTATTGCATCCAGCCCCATATAAAAACATGATGCTTTGTGGACGCACAGAACAAGGCAATTTTATTGTGTCTGTTTTAACTGAACCTGAAGCAACCATAGTGTCTGGTTGGATATTGAAGCCAAATGGATACAAAAAACTCGGTTCATTTTTATTTGCTGAACATAATGGTGAGCCTAAAATTGGGCAAGTTGATGAATTAGTTGACCCTAAAGACCAATCTATGATGGTAAGTATTGTTTCTATGTTTTATGCGTCATTAGATACTAAAGTCGAAGCATATACACCAATAGTAAAAGACACATTTACAAATCGTAGAAAAATTCAACAAGGTAAATTACCAACATATGATTGGCATACAGTAGTAATTGAGTCATCTAAACCTAAGAAAGAATATCAAGGAGGTACACACACAAGCCCTCGCAGGCATCAATCAAGAGGTCATTGGCGTACATATAAATCTGGCAAACGTGGTTGGGTTAAGGAATGCTGGAAAGGCGATGCAAGTAGAGGTAATGTATTTAAAGATTATGTTATTGGAAAAAAGAAATGACACAACAAGAAATTCAAGAACTAGCAGGACATCGCCAAGTGCCAGCATGGGTGATTAAGTTGGTGGGTGACTGCTTGGCTAAAGAGCGTGAGCAAGAGCCTGTGGCGTGGCGTTACAAACCAGTCAGAGAAAATAATCCAAGATGGGAATACACAACAAACCATCCATTGGATATGGGTGACGGCTATCTTCGTCCAACATTGGTTGAGTATTGCAAGTGTATTGAGCCTTTGTATGCAAAAGAAAAGCCAAAACTTATGCTTGAAAAGTTCCGCGAAATGAAGGATTTGCTTGATGCCCCCACCCTACCACAGCGCACATGGGTTGGGCTTCCTGAATCTGCGTTTGCAGGCATGACTTTGCAACAAGTGACCGCGATGAAGTATGCAGAACAAATATTGAAAGATCAAAACACATGAGCAAACGAGAACCTACGGCATGGATTACGGAAAACGGAAAAGGCTGGTTGCGTTGGCATAACAAGAACGATGCTGAAATTAATAAAACAAGTGTTCCACTTTACAAACATTCCAAACGTGAGCCATTAAGCGATGAAGAAATTGCTTTAATTTCCGCTGAATGTTCACTCAGAACGCCAAGTGATATTTATTTTGCCCGAGCCATCGAAGCCGCCCACGGCATTAAGGGGAAAGCATGACTTTGGTTGTAACTTTCACAATTGACGGAGACCCCGTACCCAAGGGCAGACCACGTTTTGCTCGTAGAGGTCAGTTTGTCCAAACTTACACCGATTCCAAGACTTTGGAATACGAAACCCATGTAGCAATGAGAGCAAGGAAACAAGCATGAAAAGACCAAAGCCAAGTAAACAATTCTGTCTTGAAAGTGCCAAGTATTATCACGACAATGATTGCCCGTTGATGATGTGGGATTGGTTAGTCATGTGGGCTTTTTACGATATGTACGTGGTTGCATATCGATGATAAGAGTCACATTAACAAAAACAGAATACGCAATTCTGGAGTTTGTTGGCAACATGCGTCACTCTATTACAAGTGCATCAGGCACAGAGATGAAACAAGATACAACAATGAATGCTTTGCAAGCAAGCATTGATGGTGTCATTACAGAGTACGCAGTTGCTAGATATTTAAATCTACATCTTGATTTGAATTGCGACTATCGAAAGTTTGGCGCGGACTTAGTTTCTCGTCTTGGCAATCACATAGACGTAAAGTCCACAAGACGCGCAAACGGCAACTTGAATGCAGTAGGTTGGTCGAACGGAAAGTGTGCCGATATTTTTGTCTTGACCGAAATTCTGCATTCTGCCGTTGGTATAGTCGGTTGGATTCCCCGCGACTTGTTGTTGCAAGATGCGAACATTGTTGTGCCAAAAGATCGTGCGCCATACTATTCAGTTGATCGTTCCAAGTTGCAATTATTTTATGAACAAGCAGACGCAAAAACACTTTAACGCTCTTGCCGAATTGGGTTGCATACTTTGCTGGCATCTTGGCAATAGAGGTACGCCAGCAGAGATTCATCACATAAGACGCTATGGCGGTAAACGTGACAACGCGCCTGTCATACCGCTATGCACTGAGCATCATCGTGGCAATACTGGAGTACACGGGTTAGGTGCAAAAGGTTTTGAAAAACACTACGGCATTGATCAAGATTTTCTTTTGAACTTATGCGCTGAAAAACTTACGCAAATGGGCGAGTACCCGTTTTATCAATAATTAGTTGCGACTTCTTTGGTGCATCGCCTTCGTGCGTTGGAATCGCTACATGTGTCCAACGATCAAACTCGCGTATGACTTGTGCATACGGCAATTCACTTTTAATAATTGCACGCGTTACTTCATCTGGTGTCATACCACTAACGCGTATATCTGCCGCGCATCCGCGCCTATGATCGCTTGTATCTTTAGAGCCTATTGCCGTATTGACTGCGTGTGATCTAAACCCGCTGTTAACAATAATTGGTTTATTGCCAAGCACTACTCGCACTTGCTCAAGAAATGCCGCAAGTCGTGGCAGATTTGCAAGTGCATCAATCGTCACCTCTCGACCATCTATGATGCACAACTCCGCATTGGTAGGAGTGTTATCAAATTCGCGGTGGTCTGTGTGTGTCAAATCTTCAAACGTAAAATGTTCTGTTAAGTTCATTTTTTACCGCCCTTTATAGCCATGATATTTTCGATTGTCTTGCCTCCGAAATAGGCGGTCATCACTAACATGCCCCATTGTCCCAATAGATTAACGTATGACTCATTTACTTGATGCCCAAATGCAGACATAAGCGCAAACACGTTGTACGTTGACAAAAGATAAACAAGCGTTGCGGGTCGTATGTTTTTATTTAACCAACCATCGGATTGATTGTCCGATTTCCACCGATCAGTTACGTTGTTATCTTCATTCTTCTGCGCATCCATTGCGACTTTAGTTAATTCAAGTTCGTACTCTTTTATTTTTTCTGTCGCTTCTGGATTACCCACAATAGCCTTTGCAACAGACTCAACGGAATCAGAAACGCCAAGGCGAGAAGCCAAAGCGGTAACAGCAACAGCACCCATAGGACCAGCGATAGCAGTTGCCAATGTGGGTGCGATACCCTTGAGTAGACCGAGTAGTTCATTCATTGAACCTCCTGTAATTGCTTTATTAAACGATTAACTTGCCGTTCTTTTTTTTCAATTCTTACTTCTGCTTTTTGAATCTTAATCCACATGTGAATCATTACAGGCGTGATGATAAGTAGGATTGCAAGTATTATGCAAACCAAAATCATAGTGCCTCGGAAAATGAAGTTACCCATACCGCCCACAGCCATGCAACTATTACAAGAGTTAGAAACAAACCAGCAATCATTTCTGTTTGCTCACGCTCAATTCTTTCCCGCCTGTTAGTTTCTTGTTGCCGTCTTATGCGAATTTGTTCCTTGCGTTTTAATTGCTCGGCTTGTACTTTGCTATAAATCTGATTGTAATTCTCCCACAAGGGACCCAGTTGTGCTGGCACGTTTGCACCACGCATCATGCCACTAAGTTTTACGTATGACTGATCGAGTTCATTCTTGTAAACGCTTAACTCTAATATTACTTCTGGGTCTGGGTCTATGCTGGTAAAAACTTCCTCATACTTTATCTCCACGTACTCGGTTAATTCTTTGTGATGCCGAAAAAATGCGCCTAGATGCCCAATAAATTGTTGAACAATCTCAGTCTCGTTTGGCACATGTTTGATGTAGACTTCTTTTGCCTTTTTTGTTTCCGTAGGCTCTGCGGTTTTGATAGGCTCTGTTTTACTTTCAAATAAGCCCTTGAAGAAACCCCATATTCCTTTTACGTCAGCAACGATTGCCTTGGCATCTTCGGTTGCTTTTTTTATTTTTTGTACTTTGACTTTGCCTTCTGACAAGGCTTCACAACAATACGTTATGCCGTCATATGCCGCTTGCATTGCCTTAAAAGCAAGACCAATAGTTAGCGGGTCAAACACATGCTTATATGCCTAAAAATTTGCGCACAAATTCTGCCGCGACTCCAGGTCCCAATAGCACAACGCCAATGACTGCATAAAGTAAATACTCAATTTTGGTCATGCGTTTTTCGCCAGCCGTTAATGAGTCATCAATGCGACCATAACGTTCTGCGCATATTGCCTCGTGTACGGCGAGTTTTGTTTCCATAGATTCCATTTGCACCTCACGTAAAAAGTTGGATTCGATTCGGTCGTTTTATATACATATCAATGTATACGTGCATAGGAAAGCCAGAAAAATATACACATCAACATCCTCGATTGCTGGCTTAACATCCAACACGGCTGGAGACTGCAAGACTGGGCGACAAGAGCCAGCATTAAAACGCTCAATCTCCATGCGTGTTAGTTGTTGGCAACCACCTCATAAAGCAGAGTGTTTGACTTTCATGTATTTGCACAACAGGAAAAATAAGGCGCTAACCCTTATTTGGTTACCAACGCGGGCAGTATATCAAAGGCATTTAAAAACTTCACGCGCTGACACAAACGTTTCTTCATTGTGATCGTATGCCTCCCACCACAAAAACTGATTGCCAGCCAAATATTTTCTGTCTTTTAAAAGATTAGTATTTTCGGGATGCCCATATATTAGAGGGTCGCTAACTGACCATAATACTATTCCCTTTTTGCCAACTGTCCATGCAAGATGCTGAAAAAAACTATCGCAAGCAATCCATGTTCTGCACTCAGCAAGTAACGTTTTTAGTTCTGTCATTGGCAAGTCTGTACGAAAGTCATCAACTAATGCAACTTCGTTAGCAACACCAATTTGCACTATCGGCTCTTTGATCATTGCAATTAGTTCTTTCCAAAACGGATAATTCTTTGGATTGCGTTTGCCATTAGATAGTGGGCGAGAGTACGGCTGTATAACTATCATAGATACATCCTTTCAAATGCTTCTTGCAAAGTTTTTTTCCATTTCCATTCGTCCATCTTTTTGTAGATAGACCATTGATCAATGTTGCCAAATATTGCTTGCGCTTCTGCTATCGATTTCCCTTCTATGACTTCTGGATAGCAAGTAAATACCAACGGCTTTTTAATCTTTGGTAATACTTTGCTAAACACTAAATGATCACCAAGACCACAATTAAGTATTACAACTGTATAGTCTTTAAACTTTAAATGCGTGCGAAATATATGCTCGTCATGCTCATACATCTCGCGTTTTGTCTCGCTACGAATACCGCCATTGGGATTTTTTAAATGCCAAGATACTGCGTTACTCACAGCGTACACGCCATAGCCACGCTTGTGTAGCCCATACGTAAATAACGTTTCCTCTCGATGCGCTACGCGTGAAAGATTCAAATTGTAATCATTTATGCCAGCACGATACAGAAACGAACAATGCAGATGCTCTACTTGCTTGTAACCCTTAATCATGCCCCATTGAATATTAGGTTCATGATCTATTAAATCAATCGTGCCAGCGACTCTGCTTGTATCCATTACGGGCGGGGTAAGAATAGACCCACCGACTGCACCAACTTTGTCAAAGAACTTTGTAAAAGAATACAGTCGTTCTAATACATTTGGCTCTGGCAACGCATCATCATCAACGCGCCACACCCATTCATAGCCCATGCTGTTAGCCATTTGGTGAATGTAATGCTGACCTTTTTTCTGTGCATAAATCCATTCCCACTTAATGCCTTTAATGTCGAGCATTTGAAAAAAGTGCGCATAGATCAACTCATTGCGCATGTCTTGCGGTTCATCGTTATCGTCAAAGATAACTAACTTGTCTACTGATAGCGTCTGATTAATGATTGCTTGTAGCGTTAGCGGTAATGTGGTGTGATAGCGACCACGCGTTGCGACAGAACAAAGAATCATGCATCCCACCTACACAGCATCAAGTTACATTTATTACTGTCATCAATAGCGTGCGGTTTATCACTAACGTAACCCGCCTCGGAGATGTACGCAAATTTAAAATCTGGAAAGTTAGACTCATTAAGTCCGTGCAACTTGTGATGTTCGCCCCAAAAACCTTTTGGTTCATTCCAAGGCACAGAAATTAACAAACGCTGGCAATTTTGTTGAAGTGTTTTAACAATTTCTAAGCCATTGTCTAAATGCTCTATGACTTCAAAAGCAATGATCGTGTCCCATGAATGAGTTAACCCATCATTTATATTGGCATGTTTAAAATGTCTATGCAAACCCCACTCTTGCTCTTGCGCCACGTTAACAATGATTGGGTCATAATCCAAACCAAGATAGTGCGCTGTAACTGGCAAAAACTGTGAGCCGTATCCAGTAGAACAACCTACCTCTAATACGTCTGTGCCAAACAGATTCATATTTGCCCAACAATAACGAATTGCTTCGCGTGGCAGTACTGGGTCGCCTTTTAAAAACACCGCCCGTTCATAGTTGTTGGACAGTCGCCAACGATACCAATCAGGGTGATGTTCTTTTGCAAGTTGCAAAACGTGTATATCTAATATCTTGTCCCATTGGGTTGCTATGTCCAACCCATATAGTGTCTTATCTTGTTTCATTTTTTATCTTGGATACACCGCATCCACCCTTGTTCCAACTGCCAAACCTGTGCCAAACACAATAGATGTTCCGCTTGTAACTGTTACATCTGTGCCGTTTACCATTCTTACACCATTTACATACACGCTAATTTTTCCAGACGTATAACTTAACGAGGTTGTAAATGTTGTTTGTGCCGCAGTTGCAGTAAATGAATCATATATCACGCCAGTTGCCGTGCCTGAGTATCCAGAATAACCAGAGTAGCCAGATGTTCCAATGCCTGAGTACCCAGAATAACCCGATATACCAGAGCCAGAATATCCAGAGTACCCACTTATACCGCTTGCGCCATTTGTTCCATTTGTTCCTGAGTAACCGCTAATGCCTGACGCACCAGAGTAGCCAGAAATTCCGCTTGCACCATTGCTTCCGTTTGTTCCAGAAATTCCTGAGAAACCAGAATATCCGCTTGTTCCAACTGCGCCTGAGTACCCGCTATATCCACTTATGCCACTTGCGCCATTGCTTCCCGTGCCACCAGAGATTCCAGAGTAACCAGAAAACCCGCTTATTCCGCTTGCGCCTGAGTAACCAGATACACCGCTACCGCTAAAGCCTGAGTAGCCAGAGTAACCGCTTGCACCGCTATAACCACTTTGCGTATACATCACTTGCGTTGCAGTCAAAATTACAGAAGGTGTTAATGGATATGTTCCATTACCAGCAATAGTTTCTATTTTTACATTTGCATTTGTTGTGTCCCAGAAAAGTTGAAACACATCACCAGCAGTAACATCCAAAACATAATTAACAGTTAAAACTTCAGATGAAAACGCGCTACCTTGTTTATCTGGAACGTCATAATGCGTATTGCTATCAGCAACATTAGTTCCGTTTTTCTTTAACCAAACTTGCGTAGTTCCCAAAGCCGTGCTGGTGTTTGTGAACTGAATGGAATAGGTAATGCTGTAAGTGCCAGCATTAGTAAATTGCCATTGGCTTGCAGATATAAGAGTTACGCCATTGTTGCCAGCCGTGGTGTTTAGCGTTATAGCCGTTGGCGTATTGGCAGTTGTTGTTTGATTTGTTGTGTCATAGAAAGAACCATAAGCACCAACTGCGCCACCCAAACCAGCCGCACCACTAAATCCGCTTGTACCGCTATAACCCGATATGCCAGAGTAACCGCTAAAGCCAGACAGACCGCTTCCAGAAAATCCAGAGTAACCAGAAATGCCAGAGTAACCCGACCATCCGCTAACACCACTTCCAGAAAATCCGCTTATGCCTGATGCACCCGAGTAACCGCTTATTCCCGAATATCCGCTTATGCCAGACGCACCACTAAATCCAGAGATGCCACTACCTGAGTAACCAGAAATTCCACTAAAACCAGAATATCCGCTAATGCCTGACGCGCCACTCCAACCACTAACTCCGCTACCAGAGTAACCGCTAAAGCCAGATTCGCCAGAAAATCCACTTATGCCAGAGTCTCCGCTAAAACCAGAGATGCCAGACCAACCGCTTATTCCAGATGCACCGCTAAATCCAGAGATGCCAGAAAATCCCGACCAACCAGAAACACCGCTACCTGAGTAACCAGAAATCCCCGACCAACCAGAAATGCCACTTGCGCCCGACCAACCGCTGACACCGCTTCCGCTGTAACCAGAGATGCCACTAAAACCTGACCAGCCACTAATGCCAGAAAATCCTGAGTAGCCCGATATACCGCTATCGCCTGACCAACCAGAAATGCCAGAGAAGCCAGAGTAACCACTCACTCCACTACCAGAGTAACCAGAAATCCCGCTATCGCCTGAGTAACCGCTTATGCCAGACCAACCAGATATTCCTGAGTAGCCAGAGTAGCCACTTAAGCCTTGGGGTCCGACAATTTGTCCCGCATCGTACCAAGCAGAACCATTCCATACCCAAAGATTGCCGTCTGCTGTGACGATGTATGCATCATTGACTTGATTGCCTGTTGGCGGTAAATCACCAACTGTTGGCACTTCGCCTTTGACGTTAATGCTTGTGCCTTGCTGACCGCTGTAACCAGAGTAACCAGAGATGCCGCTATACCCTGATATGCCACTAAAGCCAGAGTATCCGCTTGTGCCTGAGGCACCGCTATAACCAGACCAACCACTGGGACCGATAATCCCGCGATCAATGTTTATAACTTGATTGGGCGTTGGCGTTACTTCAACGGCAATGTTGTTTTCGTTTACGACTGTGACTTGTATGGACATATCAATTCACCACACCATCAGAACGAACCAAGAACAACAAGAAAATAATTAAATCTTGCGCGGGTGTTTCGCCTACTGCTTCAAAACTAATTTTGATGCGACCGCTAAACGCTACGCAGTCGACCGCGTTAATGTCTAACTGCGGGTCAGTAGAGATTACATCCCATGCAGACTCATCTATTACAAGAGTAAACATTCCATCCGTGTCATGTCTATTTGTAATAGTCATGTCTACTGGAGTTGGTGGTGGCTCATAGTCCGCTATGTCAAAACTCAAGCCGTTGCGTGTATCAACTAGATTAGATATTTGTCTGCGAATGATTTGTGCATCAATGCCAACGCCTGTTAAGTCTATTGGCACATCATTGGTCGCCATGACCAAGTTCCAATATTGTCGTTGGTTGTAGACAAGTTCGCCAGAGATAATCTGGTTGTCAAACCCTGACACTTGCGTCAAGGTGTTTTTAGAAAATAATGCCATGACAGTTCCCTGTTCTCAGGTTGTGACGCGCCCCGCGTACTCGCAAGGTTCGGATGTCTTGTCTTATGTTTCTATTCTACTGCTTTCCTTCAGAAAATACATTAACAAAAACAGTTCCATCTTCTAAGGCTTCAATCTCATGCCATTCTGCGGCTTTAAGATTTATGGGTTGTGTGTTTTTGTCAATAATTTTTTCTATACCTTCTTTGCGTATAACGCAACTTCCAGCATGGCAAATAGTTAAGTGCGCGTATATATGATCGTGGCGTGGCAACCCCTCGCCTTTGTTGGCGTGATACACATTAACAATTGCACCATCATAAGTGACTTGATGTTTCGGAAATATTTGATTGATCATTTTCTTTTTCCGTTTTTACATCTAGCCACTTACCAACATAGCCCATTGATGTGTTGATATATCTAACTTGCATAGCCATTGTTCCGTCTGCTTTATGAACCATACAAAACTCAGGTGTAGAGTTTGGATATATCCCGTAAGTCATAGTTCCTGTGAGCCTGTAGTTGATGGTTGATTGTTAGCAGTATTAGAATAAACTGGAATATGTTCAACAACAATAAACTCACCAATTTGTCCAAATTCACCCGCCATAATTCTTTGATACGCCTGTCTACCATGTTCCATAGTGTCATAAGAAGTTGCGTTAAAAGGATGTTCTTCAGAGAATTCTTCAAATTTTATTAAACATTCAATTGCAGTTCCTTCATTATTAGAAAAAACTGGATTGCGAATATATTCAATAGTTAACATTTTTTATCCTTTCTTTAAGAAATACGAACCCATAAACCAGAACCTGGACTTGTTTCGTTATCACACGAGTTGTATCCAGCACTCGCGCTTCCACTCATACATCTCCAACTACCAGAAGCGGCAGTTGTGCTGTTGTATCCTGACTTGCCCGCCCCTGGAACACTAACATTTCCTGACCTTCTAAAATCGCCTGCATTAAGAGCGGTATTACCGCCACCAGCAGTACCACTAGACCAATATCCAAGATTTGCCCCTGATGCTGTTGAATTTGCAACAATAGTACCAGTAGAAAATTTCATTAGGATTGCATAACTTCCAACGCTATTAAAAGCAACATCACCTAAACTTATAGTTCCAGTTGTTGTAATAGTTCCACCTTGCAATCCATTACCAGTTGCTACTGATGAAACTGTACCGCCAGAAAATGTAACTGCGCCTGTGCTTCCATTGAAAGAAGTAACTCCAGCATTAGTTAGCGTTATAGAACTACCTAAAGCAACCGAACCACCGCCCGACATTCCTGTTCCAGCCGTAACTGTCACAGATGAATTTTGCAATCCAGCGTTAGAGGTTGCCCCGCTTGTGTTTAGGTTGTTAGCAAAGTTTGCCAAATTTAGTGCTTGCGTCATACTGCCCCTGTCCTAGTAAAAGTTTGTTGAACCAAAATATTCAGATTAGTTGTTGGCGTTTGAGCCAACGTATACGAACCTGATGCCACGGAATAATCCACAGTTTCTAGCAACAATGCGCCATTATTCCATAGATTAAACGCCAACGGGTCAAATGTAAATGGGTAGATTGTTTGCCCCACAACTGTAAAAGCATCCACGTTGACGGGCGTTCCATTGGGTACGCTCAAGTTATTTTGCGCCCACATAATGACTTGCAAGTCACCCGATACCGCATTTATAAAAGTTATGTCTTGCCCTGATATGTTGTAGTCTTGTGCGTTAACTACTGTGCCGTTTAAAAATATTAATTCTTGTCCGCTTATTAACCAACCAGATGCCGTGTAAGTTGCTTGGCTTGTTAGCGTGTCGGCATAACGAGTAAAAGAATCATAGGTTGCTGGCGTAGAGTTTACAGATGCAAAAGAAATAATAGTCACAATGTCGCCTGAGTTTGCGCCTACTGCCAATGTCACAGTAGATGCCGCATCTGTGTATTCGCTCTCATCTAATAATAACCCGTTTTGCAGTACCCAACAATTACCGACCACGTATTCTGCGCCACGCGTAACGCTAAAGACTGTTTGCGCACTTGATGCGCTAAAGGCAGTCATTGTGTAATAGAACTCGTCTGGTGCTTCAAAGCCTACCACGCGCCCGTAAATATCAATGGTTAGATTTGCAACGGCAGATGTTCTTGTATAAGCCCCACCAGCAAAAGTAAGCAGTTGCGCCAAAGATGCCACTACCTGACCTTGTGGGTTGTTTGTAATAGCAATCTCGCCTGTGCCTACTGTTGTTGTTCCAGTTTGTATTAATTGACCAGACCTATGCGTTGTATCAATAATATTGAACCCATCTTCCAATGCGTTCCAAGTAGTTTGATCGTATAAAGCGGTATCGCTTGGGACAAACTGTGCCGTGCCAGCAGATGCTTGTGCTTCGCCCACGGAAAAACTCATTAGGCTATTTGTTCGATTACTCCAAAGCAAATAGTTAGTTGTTCCAAATGCTGGTGATGCGGGATACCATGTATAAGAACTAGGCGTGGGGTCAAACTCTGCAATGTTTGTATTCAATAAACCAAAGTATGTTTTGCCACCTCTGGGGCTTGTGCTAAATCCCGCGCCAGCCGAACTTGTTCCATAAGCAATAGCAAGATAGCGTTCTGCAAATTGAAATGTAAGTGGTCGCCAATTCAATGATGCGCTTGCCGAACTGAATGCAGACTTGGCAATAGAGTTAACCATACGGCTAAAAAAATACCAGTTGCCAGCCGTCAACCCAGAAACAGTTACAGGAGGCATTGCAACGCTATTGTCGTAAGGCGTTCCATTAGATTGAATCTCAGTAGTGCCAACAAAAAACATTTGTTCCATAGTTGGATTGGTAAACGCTGAATACCAAACCTCTGCATACTGAATAATGCCCGCGCTGGATGTTGTCACATTGACTTGAAAAGACGGGACAGGCGCAGACACCAAGGTATTTGTTGCCGTAGGCGTTGGCACAGTTCCAAAGATTGCAGGATTAGGCAAGCCCGTATTGTCTGGCGGGTCAAACTGTGTAATTGACGCATCATCATAAACAGTCGGGTCAAAGTTCATCAATGTTAGGTCGGCAGTTATTGCGCCATCATCTGCAAACTTTTGAACAACCTTAGTGATGCGGAATAGTTTTGCCACCCATCCGTAGTTGACATTTGTAACAGTAACAATGTCACCAGAATCTAATTGCAATCCGACAAAGTTAATGGAACAAGAAACTTGTAAATCCATTCGTGCCGCTTTTAGAAATCGTTGCCCTAAAAGTTGCGCCTGAACATTGTTGTTGCAAAGATTAAGTTGAATAGTTTGTAAATTGACAGGCTCATTTGGATACAACAATTCTGGCGCAACAACTGCCAAGTCAATTTGCGTTGTATTAAAAGAACTGTTAATTGCTATGTCTGGATATTGGCATTGTGCAATGTTAAAAGTGTTTGATATATCCAAAGAAGATATGCCAATGGTAGAAATCATGTTGGAATCGTTAATGTCCATTGCGACTGTGTAAGTCGGGCTTTGAACAATGGCAGACCACAAGCCATAAATCTCGTTGTACTTTAACAAGCAATCACAACTGTCGGTAATGATTTGCAGATTAGACATTACTGGCTTTGTCGTATCCAAAAAGCCGTTCATTTTAAAACGTGCTTGCGTGGCACTACCGCCCGTGTATGGCGTAAACGTAATGACCTCGTTGCAATATGTGTTTAATGCGGTAAGACTTGCGGTGTCTATTTGATTTGTAGGGATTGCACCGCCATAACGCTCATTGGATAAATAATCATACAAAACATCTCCCGCGCTACTGCGAGAATTTGTTACTTCAAATTGTGTTTGTTGTATGTTGGTTATGTTTGCCGCTTGGTTGTAATTTAAATGAACAATAGCAAACGCACAGTTGCTCATTAACTTTGTATCATCCCATGTGTATGTCAGCCCGCTAGACTGCATAACGCTAATTGCGCTTGTAGATGAATTGGCGGGACTGTTAGAGCCATTGCTATACAAGTAAATGTATAAATGACCACTTACTGTATTGTCCGTTGTGCCTGTAGATTGATCGGTTAAGCCTACAACCTTAGTGTGATCTGTTCCATCAAACACGCAAAGTTTGCCACCAAAGAAAATGTCGCCAAATGTAATTGTGTCTGGTGTTGTCACACCTGTAACTTCGCAAAGCGACATTACATAGTAAAGGTCTTGATTGTTTGTGGTAATGCTTAAATCAGTAATTGTTCCACCAATAAAAGTATTGCCATATACCACGGGCAATTTATTATTAGTCGCTGGTTGTACTTGTAAATTTGCGCCAGCGTTTAATTGGTCTTGTTGATTTAGCCCCGACTGTGGCGGGTCTGATGCAAACATTTTTGAAATGATAGATGAAGCAATCATTGATACGGCAAAGCCAACAACGTTTGCCATAAACGCACCAAGTGATGCCTCTAACAATGGAACAACAAGAAAGCCCATTAGATTACCCAATCATTAGAAACTTTTCTTGCGCCAAATTTAGACAAGTCTGCATCTGAAAAGTTGGAAATGTAGAACTCGACAATCTCGCCAGCATCTTTCATTTCTTTGCCAATATCTATGTATTCTTTTATTAGTCTTACACTTGTTTTTTTGCTTTTGCTGTGCCACATTGTTTCTTGTAATACCCAAAGATTAGGAATCCAGAAACAGGGTCCACGCATAGCACAAAGAAATCCATCATCCGCTAATAAAATAAATCCAAGACCAGCATAGATTTTTGCAAGTTGATCATCAACGTAATTGCCAGACCATTTATCTATGTGATGCGACAAAGCATTGCCATGCTCTCGATGAAAGTCTTTAAGCAATTCTTTAATTTGCTCGTTATCAAATTTATTGGCTATACGTATCATGCTGTTTTACCAAATGGGAAATAAATGGTTGAAACATAACCAACTCTATTCATACTTGTATCACCAGAGTTATAAAACTGCCAACTCTGATCATTTGTAAATCTTCCAGCAACTCTGTTTTGCAAAATGATTTGAATGCTTGATGCGCTAACTGCAATAGTTCCCACATACATACGCGCTTCTTCCATCCATTGTTCGCCAATGCTAAAGTTGTTTACAAAGCCATAAAAGTATTGATACAAACCAGCCGTGCCACCGCCAGTAATTAGATTGCCGTCAGTATCAAAAAAGCCTTTCCACATTGTTATTTGTGAGCCTTTGATTTCTTGTCCTAGCACCCAACCAAGCAACGCGGTATCAATGCCAACCAAAGTGATTGACGTTTGATTTGCAGTTGATTTAATGTCGCGCTGTATTTCTCCAACACCTACCAATGCACCTAGCCCGTCAAATGTACCAATGCCAGCAACAGTCAATGCCGTTGGCGTAGTAGCAAATCTATACGTATCCGTAGGCGTAACAACTTGAACAAACTCCGCAAAGCGAATATTGTTTGTGTTTTCTAATGGTGCTATGACATTCATAGTACGGCTTCAAATGCTTTAAAGGAATTGTTCCACGCAATGAATGAATCATTAGCAATCGGCACTAATGTGTATTGTGGGTATTGCTGAAGTATTACTGGGAATGTTGTTCCTGTATATGTAGTCCCGCCCATTGATACAGTCGTGCCGTATTGCCCTATGACTGCGTTAATCACGCTACCAATGGGACCATTTATAAGGTTGCGGTGTACGGGTATGGTGACAGTTGAACCCGTGCCACGCAGTACGTCAGCGGTCGCAATGTATGCATACAAACCAACTTGGCAAAAGTCTCCAGTACGCACAATGTATTTGTTTGCTGGCAATGCTACGTTAGTAGGAAGATTTCCTAGCACCATGTTTTTTGCCGATGAACTTGTTTGCCATTGACAAGATGCTATTTGCGATGGAGTCATGTCTCCTTGATAGTCAATATAGTTGTACCAACCAGTAGCACCAAAATTTAAATACTGCGTTAGCGACTTATCAAAGTAACGAAGATTGGCAAGCAAATCTCTATTCTGACTATATTGCAAATAGTTGTTAGGCTTAAATTCAAACTGGAACGGAACGACTGTAAGTATTTCAGATGTTGCAATTCTTTGATTCCTTGAAATTACTTGCCCAACAAAACGCTGGTCATTAATCGAAACCGATTCCGCAAAGCCTAATATGTCTGTAAGTGATGCCATGTGTTACCTACTTTGTGGTAATGAACGTTGTGCGGTTTGATTTGCCGCCCAAACTGCGCTTTTGTTTTTAGATAAGAACTGCGTTGCTGACTGCGTATCAATCGCGCTCATGTTTGCAATATAGGGACCATTGTAGGTAATGCTTGGTTGATTGTTGCCCATTGAACTTAGCATGTTATTTGGAATAACTGTGCCAGACGTTTTGGGAACAAACAATTCGGGACCTCGTTCGCCTACCATGTATGTTGTATTAGCGGATATGTCCCCACCTTCAGCCGCGTAACCACCAAAGCCACCAGAATAATTTGCTTGACCTTTAAACAAACTATCCATACCGCCCGTATATGGTGTGCCAAAACCCAAACTTTTAAACATAGCCATGGCTGATGCTTTTAATTCAATAGAAATTAAATCTTGAATAATGCTACGCGCTAAATCTTTGAACGATAACTTGCCTGTGCGCACAAAGTTATCCAATGCCGCATTCATATTACCCATTACAGATTCAAATGCTTGTTGCCCGCGCTCTAATTCTGTTGACATGTTACGGAACGTATCTTCCATAGCCATGCCAAAACCAGCGCCAAATGAACCACCGCGTTGAGCCTTTGTAATTTCTTGTCTTGCTCTTGCATTACGTTCTGCAAGTTGTGCAAGTTTTTCTTCGCGCTCTATTGCAACATCTTTTGCCGCCTGATCTAGTACACCGCTACGGCTAATCTCATCTACCATTTTTTTGCGATTGCTTTCAATTTGCAAAAGTTCTTTTTCAAGTAGCACATCCTCTTGGCGCATGTGCTTTGCTCTAATAGATAATTTATATTCCTCTTGTTGATCTTGCAAAAGTTTTTCGTATTCTTTTTGTCGCAATGAAACAGCAGTAAATGTATCAACTTGCAGTTTCAAATTATTAAATGCTTCTTTGCCTTCTTGTATTTGTAAATTGTTTATGTAACGAATTTCTGCAAGACGTTGACGCGCAAGTTTTTCTGCTTCTGCATCACGACCTTCTTTGACGTTTCTGCCATCACCCTTAGGGCGATCCATTGGCATCCAGCCTTCGTAATTACCTTGATCAAATTTTCCTAGTTCTTGTTGCTTTTGTAATTTTCTATATTCTTCAGCAAACTTTTTTAATTTTTCCTCGTCTGCGCCAAACATTGAAAAACCAAATGCTGTTGTAAATTGAGCCAACATTTTCATGTTGCGCCCTAGATTTATAAAAGCATCCGAAGCGTTCTCCGCTTTTTTGGCAATACCTTCTAACCAGTTTAAAAAGTTTAATGCTGGCGTTCCAATAAACGCAGTAAATTCGACCATGACTGCATGCGTTATTTTGTGCAACTTATCCCATGCCTCACCAGCCTCTTGAACGCTACGCGCTTGCACTTCTGTAATGTGTCCAGCCTCTTGCATTTGCTTTGCAAGATCACCTATTGCTACGCCTTTAACGCCTTTGCCAAACAATTCCATTGCGCGTGCATTACGCGTTATGGTGTCTGGCATTTTCTCCAGACCGACAAAAACTTTTTCAAGCAACTGTTCCATGCTCATTGAGCCTATATCTTTAAGACTTATGCCCATGTCTTTAAAAGATTTTTGCGCTTCAAATGAACCGCTTGCCGCTTTATCAACAAACGCGGTAAACGATGAAAGCATCTTGCTTGCGTTTTCAGCCTTGCCACCATTTTGTGCAAGTGCTTCGCCTAACTTTAATACTGTATCGATTGCTATTTCATTGGCAGTTGCAACGTCTGCAATGCTGTCTGCAAACTCTAGTGCTTTGTAAGTCATTGCCGCAAATGCGGTAACACCCACAGTTGCCATTGTCTTTGCTTGCGATGCAAACTCCGCCAAATCCTTTTTGGCGGCTTCTATACCTTTAACAAACTCGGCAGTATCTAAGCCAAGTCGTACACCTAAGCGAGCAATCGTATTAGCCATTTTTAAACCTACTCTTTGTAAATTTTGGGGCTTGTGTTACATACGCCAGCAGACTATTATTTACTGACTCCTTCTTGTCTTGTTCGCTCATTGGCGGGTAGATGTAATCATAACCTCTGCCCAATATTGTGGCAAGTTTGTACGCTGGTGAATTGGGCGTTCTCATGTAGTTAAACACGCCAGCAGTCAACGTGCCTAATACTTCTAGAATCGCACGATTGCCTATTACTCCATCCGCATACATTGTTTGGATTTGCGCCATAGTTACATCATCTATGTCGGCAAGTGTGTCATGTGTATGCCCATTGAAAATCATCGCCACTTCGACTTGTTTTCTCAATGAGCCAATTAGTTTCCCCGCGACTCCTTGTAACTAGGGCTAATGGCTTCTGCAATCTTTTCCATTAACGCTATCTGAACTGTTATCGGAAACTCTAATTCGACTTCTTCGTAGGTAAGTTCTGCCAATGAGTCGTTAGGGTTTTCTGGTATGAGTAATTTAATAAATTCTGTAATACGTGTTTGCGTCATTAGTTTTGTTTTGGCAGTCTCGCGTAACGAGCGACCATTAACAACTATGTCGTTTTCAGTAAATTTAAATTCTTCTGTATCTTGATCTCTGAATTGCTCTAGCGGTGTTGCAATAGTTGTATAGATTGCATCTACCTCTGCTTCGGCTGGATTTTGTATGCGGTCATACATTGCATCCGATTCTGCTACCGATGGAATCTTTACCTTAAAGACGTGCCCACCTAATTCAAACTGCCGAATGAATAAGCCCTTACGCTTAGTTTCGTATTGAGTCCCTAAAAGACTTGCTAATTTTGTCATATCGTATCCTTGTCATTTGACGTTCTTCGCTCTGAATTGCTCCACGCGTCTACCGATTATCTCACCCAAACTGGTTGCAACTCTAGTTGCATTGCTTTCAAGTGAGGTACGCATAAATGGAGTACCCGCTTGGTTGGCTGTTCCAAATTCTTGTGCTATTGCTCTAGCATCGTAAGGGAAGTTTAAAGAGTATGCATATTCCTTAAACTTTTTTCTATATGCTTCTTTATCTCTTTTGTATAAATCAACATTAGCCTCAAAGAATTCTTTTCTCTTTTTCTTTGGGAAAGGCTTAGTCGTTACCAATCCAATAACTGTATCGCCTGCGCTGGCATACTTTGATTTTTGGTCGCGCTTGTTTGGTCTGCGAGCCTCTATCCAAAGGGTTCTAGCCAAGTCACCTGTATCCTTAGGGGCAAGCATTTTTGCCATCGCCAAGACGGGTTTCATGGCTTCTCTTGCGGCTGGCACAAGCACTTTACTTGTTGCCTTCTTATCGCCTATCTCGTCTGCCAATTCATCAAAGATAGCCAACGCCTCGCTCAAGCCTGTAATGGTTACTTGTTGACCACCAAACGCGCCAGATACATTCATGGCTTACCCCTTAAGTATCTTGTTATAAATCGCGCTGTTTAAATCAAGTACAAACTGGACTATTTGCTCTGGCGTCATTTTGTCTGCATGAGCGACTGATAACCGATAGGCTAAATCAACGCCAGCAAGACGTTGCTGTTGCCAACCAAACCAATTCTTCTGTTGACCATTTTGGGTTTGGTCAATTAGGAAATTTAAAAGAGCGTCTGAATTATTTATTGTCATGTCTTATAGAAAAAGCCCCGAAGGGCTTTTGTTATGTATTGTTTGACCAGCCGTAAGAGTTACCGCCTACTGGATGAATAACAAACTCAAATTTGCCTTCAGCAGTTGGAGACATATCCCATTTCAGACCGCCAACGCGACCATTAAATGCATACGCAACTGTGTTCGTGCCGTCATAGACTGCGACAACATAAGTGCGGATGATTGTGCCGTTGTAGCCATCATCACGAATTAACAACTGCGCTGTGTCTGCGGGATTCCAAGGAGCAGTAATGCTCAATGATGTAACTTGGTTTTGCGTAGTGATCTTTGCACCAGTACGCGCACCAGCAACGTTGTATGCGGCAAATGCATCGTCAGAACCAAATGGAGGTACTGCTTCAACAGGAACTTGAATGCCGTCAGTACCAGTACCGCCAGCGGGTGTGCCGACAATATCTGCTACTTGTGCTGTCCAAGTTTCTAGTTGTGTATCTGTTAATGCTGTGGGCGATGCGCCAGTTTGCATCCATAAGGTTGCTACGTATCCGGGTAAGACTTTATTAATGAGAGCCATTTTTAATTTCCTTTAAAAGAAGTTGATCATTCTTGTCTTATGTTGGTACGTCAATCGTGCAGTCGATTATCACTTGATTCATACCCAGAGTGTCATCATAGGTGTTGTAGAGCCACATGCAATCTACTTTGGCTACAAAGAAACCGCTTGTCGAGGGATTGCCAAACATGCCAGAGTAGCCATGCAACGATTGTAGTATTTCATTTGACAAATTGAAAGCATCATTCATTGTTTTACCAAAACATGATACTTGGAATATTGGACGGTCAATGCCTTTGTTACTTTGCGTTTGTCCCGTATAGACTTCTTGGTGAATGTTACGCAACTGCCATGTAAGAAATTGAAGTTCCGTTGCCCAATTTCTATTAAAGTTGGCATATACAGGCACAGGGTCGACCACATCCGAGAGTTGCCATTGGATGCACTCTGCATATAGGATAGGGTTTTGTTGCGTGCTCATACAGGCGTATCAGGGTCGTTGCGGTAGCAAAGTAAATTAACAGTCAGGCGGTCATTGGATTCCCGTATGTCAGTTATACGCCAATCGAACCCACGCCATGTAATACTGTATAAGTTCTGATTGTCGACCATTAATTTTGTGTTGGGCGTATAGTTCAAAGTCAATCCAACCAGATCAGAATAAACCCTATATCGCTCAGAGATTCTTAGACTATTGGCAACATCTGCTACAAGTGCGCGAGTATCAAACCACTTTGTAATAGTAGTTGTATATTCGCCAATGTCATTTACGCCATTGGTCACATTGTTTACAGCGATGTTTTCATAGCGTCTAATGCCCATGCTACATCACCAAAGGCTTGTATGGGCGTAGCAATGCGTGTACACCAAATGGGATTTCAGACTTCATGCCAACTGTGTCGCCAACTGTGGAACGTGTGTTGTACAGATGCGTTAACAACATTAATCCCGCTTGCTTTACCACTGGGTAACTTGCAAGTGGATTTGCATTCTGCGTATACGTTACAACGATTGGATTTGCAACTTGTTGGCTTAATTCATTTAATGCAACATTCAATATGACGCGACTTCCCGTTGGGTCATATGAGTAATCAGTATTACTAATAGTGATTGGTACGGTGTTAGAACTACCATAGTAACGAACATTATTTATTGTTACTGCTGGATAGCCTGTTACATCAACACCTGTTTCTGGCAAATCTAAATACAACGTTGTGTCATACATGCCAAAGTTTGCATAGTACACATTCCATTGCGTAGAGAAAATTGCCATTCCAAGAATGTCCTCAATCGTCATGCGTACTGCAAGTTCAAGCGAGGACAAATATGTGTCTTGGCTTTCATCATCAAACAAGTTTAATTGTTGTGTGATTTCTTCAAGCGTTAACCATGGCGTTGCAACATCACGCGAAATTTGTTCAAACCTTGCGTAGTTGTACGGGTTGCGCCCGTTTGAATAAAACGGGGCTAGGGTTTGATTTTCTACTGGCATGTTTATTTGCCTTAGTCAACACCACGCACGCCAGCAAACGGGTCGCGTATTGTGCTGACCATTCTTTTTTCACACCACAAAGTAATAAATCCTGGACTTGTCTGATCAAATGTTTGAATAGACATTTCTTCTACATCTGCAATTTGCAAAAATCTATTCCAGTTTGCCAGATAAACTGGGTATGCATCAGTTAAATATGGATTGATTACTACTGGTGCGCCAAAGATTGAACCTACTGCACCGCCATCATCTCTTTCACCTAGTTCCAAAAACTTGGGCAAACCTTGTTCGTCTGCCAAGTTACGCAAGCCTTTGATATAGGTTGGAGTCATATGCCATGCAGTTGTTGGTTGTCCCCAATACTGCGCGGGCAAAGCATCAGCCAGAGCAACAACTTGTGCATACGTTGGCGCGTTATAACTTGTAGCAACTTGCAATATAGTATGAATACCATCTGTCATTTGCGTACCAGAATCACCAAACGATGCATCGGTACTGTCGCCAAGATACATATCTAAGCCACGCAAGCCAGCAGTTGCGCCAGTTGTAGTAGTGCCAGAACCCGCTTGGTCGTTGTTACGTGCCATTGAATAGGCTTCTGCTTGAGAAAATTCTAAAGTTAAATCTTGCATTAATTCTGCTTGCAAACCATTAATATCATCGAGTGCGGCAATGCGAATAGGCAACTGCGCTGATAAAACACGGGTAGGCAAAACCCATGTATTTGTAGCCGTATCGGGCGTGCCCGTATTAGGCGTAAATGTATATCCCCACGGGTCTGATTGCGTCAAAGCGTTACCAACTTTGGCAACAAATTGAACCGAGGACATGTTAGGTGTTTTAATTTGTAATGCACCCATACGGAAAGGGTTTGCAAAACGCAGAGCGGCAAACGCATCGTCAAAATATGTGCGACCACCAATTCCCGCGCCTGAACCAGTCAGGGTAGATGCTTCACGTAGATCAATTGTGACCTTACGATTTTCTTGTAGCGATTGCTTGATGCCGTCAATAATTTTTTGCGTTGCACTCATTTTGATTCCTTAATAAAACAAAGAAGGGGAGGGTTTTATTCCTCCCCTTTTTATTACGCTACATCGTAACCAGTTGCGGTAGAGCGATAACGAATGATAGAGAAGGGATCGACAACAGAAGTTGCCAAACGCTTTTCGCCATAGAACGTTATAAATCCAGGAGCCGTTTGTTCGTATCTACGAAGAATCATAGACAGGCGATCAACGATTGTGTGTCCGCGATTCCAATCACCAAAATACATTGGATACAAGGAAGTAGAACCACCACCGCCAACGCTAATTGGGCTATTCAAATAAGTATTGACAACTACGTCAAAGCCTAAAAGTTTACCAACAATGCCGTCATAAATTAGCGGTGACATACGCTCAAACACAGGAGTGCCGTTGTCATCACGCAAACCACGAATGCCAGCAAGCATTATTGGGTTGATGATAAAAGCGTTACCAGCATTCCAGTATTGTTGTGGCAAGTTATGGATGAATTGAATCAAGTCCAAATACGACACATTGTTTGTTGCAGTACCACCATTGGTTGTGATCTGATCATAGGTTGCAATTTCGTGCAAGCCATCAGTAGATGCATAACCAGTTGTACCAAACTCAGCAGTAGAAATAGTTCCACCAGCATAAGAAGCATTGTTGCCACCATACTGATTCAAACCACGCAAGCCGTTAGTACCGCCAGTTGATGTTGTAGTAGTGCCAGCCTGATCATTGTTCAAGATCATTGACAAGCCTTCTTGTTGCGAGAATTCTTGCAACATGTCATCTACAACATTGGCTTCTAAACCATCAATATCATCAAGCGCGGCAGTACGGATTGGGAACTGCACGTTAATGTCTTGCATGTTTAATTGCCAAACAGTGGTCGATTCAGTCGTTGGGTTAGGACCATCAGAGCGGTTGTTGTTAATTGCATAACCCCAAGTCGCACCAGCGTTGCCCGTTTTTGCTCTAAATTGATAGGTTGAACCATCAGTAGAAACGTTACGTGAAACACCGCGCATTGGGTTCATTAAACGCAATTTGTGGAATACAGGGTCATACGCAGTACGACCACCGATGCCAGCACCAGAGCCAGTAAGAGTAGATGCTTCTGTCAAATATGCTTGATGCTCACTCTCGTCAGCCCACAATTTGATTTCGGTATGCAACTTAGTGCCACCTTGGTAGAAGCCTTTTAATTGCTCACGCACTTTACGGTTCACGTCACCGCGAACTGTTTTGTGAGGTGTGCGAATAAACTCAGGCACTTGAATAGAAGCAACTTTGGCTTCCAACGCAGTTACTTTATCTGCAAATTCTGCTTTAGCAATTTCGACAGATGCAATAACTTCGGTTTTGATTTCTTCAATTTTGGATTCGTTTTGAGCGGCAATGCCGTCAATCTTTTCCAGTACTTTATCCATTGACATAGTATGTCCTTTATTTGATACGTTTAGATAGTGCTTCTGCTAACTCGCGTGCTTCAAACACAGCAAGCAATGCATCGGCTTCATTTACCACCGCAACAGGCTCACCCTGTATTGGCGTTTCTTCCACAATCACTTTTGACGCATCACGCGTTTCCAAGATTTTGCGGAAAACCAAAGATGCGGTGGTCGCATCTTTCCTTGAGAAGCCCGCCTCACGCAAGGCTTTTTCAATATGTCGAGGGTTTAATTTTCCCTCTGCATCAAAGTATTCCAACTTCATTACTTCTGCGGATGGGTTGTTTGGATACATAACAACGCTCACTTCTTGCAAACCGCCTTTAGTGATTTGGAAATATGCTTCATCACTATCGTCTGGCTCACCATCTGCATTTACATACATTGCTTCTTCCGCGTATGCGCCAACAGAAACACCGCCAAACATTTTTGGTGACTCTTTTAAAATTTGATATAGATCATTACCGCCAACTGTGTTTGTGTAGAGTCGACCTTTAGCAGTCATACCATCTTCATCAAACATGAATTCATTCCATTCACCCATGGGCATTCCCATGTCGTTATGATTTAAAAACATTGGTAATGGTTTGTCACCGCTTGCAAATTCTTTTGCCCAATCCATGAAGCCTTCGGGCTGGTAATTAAACTTGCGACCATCTGCGCCTTCGCGTGCGCCCCAAGTTGTAACGCGTGCTTCAATCAGTCCGCTTGGCTGGTCTGCCTCGTTTGCGTTTTCCCGCAGTTGTATTTGTGCTTCGCAAATCAGGTTCAGATTTTTGTTCATTGATCACCCCATTATGAATAGATTGATTATCGTCTTGTATCTTGTGGGGCTTATCTATGTCGGGCAGTATAACCCGAGGTTTCTTAATTTGTGAAGTCAAATATGCAAGTGCTTTTTTTAACTGATTCATTAGGTTGCCCCTATGTTCATTTTTCGGGTCTGACTACCACCGCCACCGCCCGTATCTTGTGGACTACTTCCGTTCATTGGTTCTGCCTGACCACCGCTTGCGCAAAGTTCATCGCCACCATCCAACGTTGCCATATTCATATATATGCGTGCTTCATTGGGCGTCATAATACCGCTTTTTACGCCAGCCGTGACAAAATTCATTTGATCAAGTGCCGCGCCTTTTAAGAAATCCTTGGTATCAAAGCGAATACACAGATTAGGGTAACCACGGAAAAGATGCTGTTTTAACTTTTGCTCAATGTTTATTACAGTCGGATACATCACAGTTTTATAGAACTCATCCAACATTGTTTGGGTATTATTAAACTTGCCGTCTGTAATACCTAGCATTGCTGGTGGCACGCCAAACAATCCGCATATGCGTCTCATTGTTTGCATTTTTAAATTTGCCGCGTCTGCATCTTGTAGCGTTAGCATCTTTACTGACTCGTATGTCATACCTTGATCTAGCAACATGCCTTGTCCCGCTTTGCTTGGGTCAGTTGCTCGACCGCCTGTCATAGCGTTCCAAGTTTCTTTAATGCGCGATGCAATCTCTTTATATTTTGCGTCTGGTATTACTTGATCAGTTTTAAATATGCCAGACGGCTTTGCCCCGTTTTGCATAATAAAGTTGGCATATAAATCTATATCTTGATCAAGTGCTACTAATTCTGTTGCCAAAATTGCCTTGTTAAAACCAGACGAACCTTGCCATGCCGCTTCTTTTATGTGCATTACTTGCCAATAATCAAGCGGTTGATCTTTGCTAAAGCCATAGGAAGGCGAACTTAAAACGTATTGGGGATAACGCGTACCAGACAAGCGTACTGTTACAAGCGTTGCATCTAAGTTATACATTTCAATTGGCGTTGCATTTATATCTTTTTGCTTGTCGCGCCACCAAAGCGTAAATGTCTCACCAGCCAAGTCTTGCCACATCATCCATTGATACCAAAATTCATAAAGACTTTGAAAATTGTTTGGGTTGTATATCAAACTTTGAACTTGTTTTGCTTTTGCTTGATCGCGCTTGCCAACGCTTGGGTCTGAGCAAGCATCTACAAATGTCCCGTCTGGTTGCTCTGCCATAACTTTGACCGAGCATTGCGCCAATGCGCGTGCCTTAATTCCTACGCATGACATGATTGTCGAATTGCGCGTAAGCATTGACATGTCGACCACGCGACCAGCAGTTGTCGTGCTTGCAGTTGTTACATATAGCAGTTGTTGTGACGGCTGATCTTTTTGTGTGCCAATGACAACTTGATTGCCTAATTGCAACTGCCCAAGTACAACGTTTGACTCTTTATTGACGTTAGTATTGCGCTTGAAAATATCTAATAAAGCCATAAAACCCCCGTATAGTTACACGGATACTAACCTAAAACGCACGAAATCCAAAACTACTTGATACAAACGGATGGTCAAGTGAACAATGTGCCGCAATAATCATTGCAATTATTCCGTCAACTTTTGCAGACTTATCGGCTTCGTTCTTGCGCACTTTGATATTTCCGTTTACGTCTGTGTAGACTTCGCAATTGCCTAATTGCCAACCAACAAACGGGTTGCCGTCATGCTTGATTTGTTTGTTAAGAATTAATTTTTCTACATACTTGCTTGGGTTGTTTAAGACTGCCATGCCTTGACCTACCTTCTTTACGGGTAAACCCGCATCGTGTAGACGCGCTACTAAACTTGCCGCGTTGTATGCATCGTAACCAATCTCTTTAACATCATACTTGTTGCATATGTTGTTTAATATGTGATCGCTAATTTCACGATCATCCATGACGTTGCCTTCTGTGAGTTTCAAGATACCGCTTGCAATCGCTACTTGGAAAATATCTTGATAATGCTTTGGCACTAATTGCAAACTTTCTTCTGGCAAAAAGAATTGCCATTCTGCGTGGTAGTCCAATTCGCTATATCGTTTAAGCGTACAGACTGCGTTCAAGTCTCGCGTTGCCGCCAAGTCAAAGCCCAAGAACACCGCCTCTGGTTCTTGCTCACGTGGCAATATCCAGCATGACGGGTCATCCCAATTTGCTCGATCAAGCCATGCCGCATTTGCAGACACCCATACATTTAATGTCTTACAAAGAAACTCATTAAGTGCCGCTGGCTTGTGTTTGGCTTCCTCTGCGCGTGCAGTAATAGCATCTTCAAAGACGCTAATGCCGTGCATCGGGTTTGCTTTTGCCCAATTCTTTGGCTCTCGCCAATCATCGCCCAAATCTAAGCCGTAAAGCAAACCAAACCATCGAGGATTGTCCGTTGCTTCACCGCGCAAAATAGATTGCACCATCGACAAATCTTCATAAAATTTTGTGTCTTTGGTAAACGATGCAGTTGTAATATATATGCGCAACGGGTTTTGCCGTGCCACCATACCAGAATGTAATACCTCGATGGAGTTGCGGTCGACAATTTGTGCCGCCTCATCGACAACTACGCACGATGGATTCTTGCCGTCTCCAGATTTTTTTGTGTCGCGTGATAACGCTTTAAACATTGACTGCGTGTCACCGCGTTTGCCAATTGTGTATTTGCTTGGCGTAAACAAATCTGCTAAATCTTTTGGCATGGCATCAATGAAACCTTTTGCCGCATCAAACACAATCGTTGCTTGCTCTCGATTTGTTGCCAGCGTAAAAACTTCTGCGCCAGCCTCGCCACAAAGTAACTCATACAAAGTCAATACTGCCGTCAATGTTGATTTGCCAGCCTTGCGCGGGATAAACAGTATTACATCTGTGACCATGCGTTTGTTTAAATCTTTTTTACTGCGAAAACCGTAGACTGCGCACAGCAAAAGAATTTGAAACGGCTCTAATACAACTTGCTCACCCGCTTGGGGTCCCTTGGTGTGTTCAAGCGTAGATGCAAACTGCAATACATGAATTGGAAATCTTTCGTCAAAGATGTATTCCCACTCTTTGTTTTCGAGTTGGTTTAAAAATCTTTGGCACGCAAGTCTTACATCATTGCAAACGTCAATCTCGTTTTTAGCAACTGCGTGCGCGTATGCAATGCCGTCTTGCCAATTCATTGCGCCAAGGGTCCTCGTAAAAACTGCGCGACAGGACTATTTTCTTCCGACTTGCCAGCAGACAAGCGACTGCGCGGAGTAAGTCCTAACTCGTTCATGATTTGAATGATCAATGTCATAGTCTTGTTGCGCACAGTCAAATAGGGATTGGGTCCGATAGTCTGTCCGTTATTAAACCGCGTGATGATGCCGTTGGATTTAATATTTTTTGTACACCTAATATATGTCTCTATGTGATCGGCAAGCATTGCAAGCGTATGTTTGTCTTGATCGTTGCCAATGCCGTATACGTCATAAAGAAAATTGGAAGTTTCTTCAATGAATTTGTCTTTGTCCCATGCGTCTGGGTTGTCGACCCATTCGGCTTTTGGAATGCGTTTTTTTAGGTTGTCGGGCATAGACGCGGGCATGCCTTTGCGCGGTGTTGTGCCGTCAACCAAGTGCAGTTCTGGGGGTTTTTTGTTCATGGTTGGGGATAATACCTTATGAACCCCCCTAACGTCA